CTCAAAATATAGGCACTGCTGGTACTGCTGGTGCTATTACTTCTGGTGCTGCTCAGTTGGCAAACACAGGGACTATCAATCCTGCTCAGTTGGCTAATGAAGCTGCTGCTGGTGCTTTGTTGTCTGCTCCTGTTGCTGCTGTAGGTGCTGTTACAACACCTCGTCAGGTAGCTCCTTTGACGCAACAACAACAAGTTGCTCAACAGGCTATCCAGCAAGGTGCAACACTGCCTCCTTCACAGGTCAATCCTACGATCTTGAATCGTTTGCTTGAGGGTTTTTCTGGCAAACAACAGACAAGTCAGGTTGCATCCATCAAGAATCAGGAAGTCATCAATGCTCAGGCTCGTAAGTCCTTGGGACTTGCTCCTGATACACCGATTACTCCTCAAGTTTTGAATGAATACCGCAATGTTAAAGGTCAGGCATACGATGCTTTGAGAGCAAATCCTGCCTATTACACAGACCGTCAATTCATTGGCGATGTCAACAAGCGTATAGCTGAATTGCAGAAGATTGGCAGCACTACTGATGTTCGTGCTGAGATCAATATCTTAAATGGCCTAAAACAGCTTAGGTTTGATGGCGATGGTTTGGTTGAGCAAATCAAAAGGTTGCGAGGTGATGCTGAAACAAACTTATCATCTGGCGATGCAAGAAGCATAAGCTTGGGAAGAGCGCAAAAGTTTGCTTCTCAACAACTTGAAGATCTCGCAGAACGTAACCTGCAAAACTTCAACCAACCAGATGTCATGAAGAACTTCAAGCAAGCTCGTCAGGACATTGCTAAGAGCTACACCATTGAGAAATCATTGAATGCAGCTACTGGTGACGTATCTGGTGCTAAGTTGGGTCAACGTGCTGCTGCTGGCAGGATTGTTCCTTCTGAGTTACAAGCTCTATCCAATGCTGCTGCTGCCTTCCCAAATGCTTTCCAAAACGTAGCAAGGGTTGGTAGTGTTCCGGTTATCAGCCCACTTGATGTTGGTGCTGCTGGTGTTGCTGCTGCTAGTGCCAGTAACCCTGCTTTGTTGGCAACTGTTGCTGGTCGTCCATTGGTTAGGTCAGCAATTACAAGTTCACCATTCCAAAGTAGGATGCTGCCAAACACTCAGCAACAAGTTCCAGGCTTGCTGAACAGGATTACCACCGATCCATTGGCAAACTACGGTATTGGAATGCTGCCTCAGTACGGTGTGCAATGAAAGATCTTGCTGTTGCCATTCTTGGAGCAGCAGTTCTTATAGGGTTCATTCTCTATTGCATCCGTATCTTCATTTGGGCATTTTTATGAGAATTAAATTTGCCATTGGTATTGTTGTGGTGTGGTGGCTTCTTCAGGTCGCCCTAGTAGTATTAAGGGGGATGTAATGTTGGATCCAGTGACAGCGTTAGCCGCAGTGAATACTGCCGTTAACATGATTAAGAAAGCATCAGCAACAGTTGATAACGTAGCAAGTCTTGGTCCTTTGATCGGCAAGTATTTTGATGCCAAACATACTGCCACCAAAGCAGCTAGAGAGGCCAAGAGGTCCGGTGGTTCCAACATGGGTAAAGCCATTGAGATTGAATTGGCTATCAAGGCTCAGAAGGATTTTGAGGTCGAGTTAAAAAATCTGTTTTTTTCTACCAATAACATGGATGTCTGGAATCAGATCCAGGTCCGTGTGATGGAGATGAACAAAGAAGACCGGGAAGAAGAGCGTAGAGAAGCTGCTCGTGCTGCAAATGCTGCCAAGAAACGCAAGGAAATGATCGAGTTGGGCGTTGGTATCACGCTGATTACGGTTATCGCTGTCATCATCATGTACCTTGTTTTTGAGGTAATCGCTTACTGCTCCTCTGTTGGGTGCGGCTAATGTGGACAAGTGGAAAGAAGTCAAAGATGGTTTTGACCAGTGGCTCAAAATCAGTTGCTATCTCGCCTTCATATGGGTGGGATTTGACTTGCTTCAGTACCTGCCTGTTTACATTGCAGAGCGAATCATTGAAGCAGCACTGGAGTATCTAGGCATATGAAAGTCGAAATGCATCAAAGGCACCTGAAAGAACTGCAAGAGCGTTCTCGGCTGATCAATGAACAGAACTTGAAGCGTTTGCAATTGAATGCTCAACAAACAAAAGAGCATAACGTCAAGCTAATCGAAGCAAGTAAGGCCCAACAACACATTGTGGATGTACGTGCATGAAATACTTATTGTTGGTTACTTTCATTTTTCTTGCTGGTTGTGATAACACATATCGCTATGCTTGCCAGAACCCTGACAACTTCCACAAGCCTGAATGCCAAAAGCCTCGTTGCTTGTTCACTCAAGACTGTCCAGAATATCTAGTAGCACCTATCTTGGAGAAACAAATTGACGCAACCAAATCTTCTAATGAAGCACCTAAGCAGTGAAGAAATTGAGGTAAGGGTCTGGGGTTTCGTGGTCATCATGATCACGTTAATCCTTGCTGGTATCGTTGCTGCCCTGCTGTACTCTGTGACATTTGTCACACAGCCGATCAAGTCAATGGCTCCGATTGATCAGGCATACACCAAGATGCTGAACGACATTGTTCTGCTAATCGTTGGTGGAATTGGAGGTATTGTTGGTAAACGTGCTGTATCTGGTGCTGCCAAGATGATGACACCACCGACTCCTACGCCTCCTACTACATACAACGTAGCACCACAACCTGCTCCACAGCCTTACATTGCACAAGCCAGTTCTGCAATGCCTAACTTCAACTGGATGGGGTACAAGAATCCTGAGTTGGACGAAACATGGACACCTGGACCACCTCCAACAACTCCACCTGAGCATCAAGAGCCTGAAGAGGATCGTGCAGAGATTGCACTTGCTCGTAAGGAAGCGATATGACATCCATCCAACGCACAGCCCTAGCAGTGTTCTTGGTCCTGCTTGTGATCTTTGGGGTCTACAAGTGGGGTTATGGACGAGGCTGGGGTGATCGTGATGTTGAGATGCAAGCAGAGATTGCCAAGAAGAATGAAGAAGCTCGTGAAAAAGAGCAATCAATGGTCAAGGCTATTGCTGACAAAGAAACTGAACTGAGAAAGGCCAACGATGTTGTCTCTCAAAAACAAACTGATCTTAATAAGCTCATTTCTGCTGGCAGGGTGCGGCTCCCCTCCGCAAGTTGCGTACAAGCCACCCCAAATCCCCCCGTTGCCACCGGAGATAGGAACGAAACGCCAAGCCAACCTAACAGAGCGCCTGACCCAGATCCTGGTCCCAGCGAATCAGAACGCCAAACCCTCCAACTGATAGCACAGATTGCAGCAGATGGTGACAGGGCAATCAATCAGCTAAACGCCTGTGTAGATGCGTACAACAATATGAGGAATATCATCAATGCTAACCAGTGAACAACTCAAGCAACTGCATATTAGCCCTGAGTGGACTGATCCTTTGAATGCTACGTTTGAGCGATTCAACATCAGAACACCACGGCAGATGGCTGCATTCATTGGTCAATGTGGTCATGAGAGTGCCAACTTCCGACTGTTGGAAGAGAACCTCAATTACCGTGCTGCAACGCTGTTAAAGCTGTTCCCACTGACAACTCGTAGAACATGGGGCTTTACACCAGAAGAAGCTGCCGCTTATGAAAGACAACCTAAGAAAATTGCAAACCGCATTTACGGTAACCGCATGGGCAATCGGGACGAGGCTTCTGGTGATGGGTATCGTTTTCGTGGTCGTGGTTGCATCCAGTTGACAGGATCTGCAAACTACCACCATGCTGGCAAGGCTTTGGGTGTGGACTTCATTATGGAACCGGACCTAGTTGCTACCCCTCAGTATGCTGCTTTGACTGCTGGATGGTTTTGGGACACCCATAAGTTAAATGCAATTGCTGAGTCTGGTAACAACTTGGCCCTGACCAAGAAAATCAATGGTGGCACTATCGGTTTGGATGACCGAATCAAGCACACCAATGAAGCCTTGGCATTGTTCCCAGGTTAAGAGTCCTTGTACTCAAGCTCCAGAAGCAGTTCAAGGTAATGAATTGCTTTCTGGATGTCAGCAGCACCATTCTTCTCTCTGTGACGGGTAACGTATTTGATGACGTTGCCTTCACAAAAACCTAGATTGTTGGCGTGAATGTAGACAATGGGTTGGATGCCTTTGTCCTTGTAGTGGCTGCCCAAAATTTGATAATCAAGAGCCGACATGTTTCCAACTCCTTTTGTTTCGAATATGCCAAATAGCTCCGACAGAAACATTGAATTTTCTAGACAACTCGGTATGGCTTGTTGATGTGGTTAATGCCTCAATAACTTGTGATTCATTTAATTTGCAAGTGTTTACCTTGCTTCCATGCACCCATGTTTTATGCAATTTTGAATCGTTGCTGTTTTCTTTGGGTGTTCCCCATTTTAAATTTGAAGCGCTATTGTTTTGATTGTTTCCATCAAGATGTCTAACCACTTGTTTCGGTATTGGAGCACCATGCCAAACTTCAGCAATCAGCCTACAAACTCTAAACGCTTTTCTTTTCCCATTGTCCATATGCAAGATAACTCTTGCGTATCCGTCTTTATCCGTAGCTGGTTTTAACAACCTGCGCTCTGTTGGAGTTGGAGCAAAATTTCTGTACGGCTTCCATGATGCAACTTGACCATCAAAAGATACTTCATAACTTGATGCAAAAGGCACTTTTTTCCACATAACATTTTCCTTGCAAAAAAAAGCCCACTAAGACAGTCTCGGGTTTTAACCGTGGGGAGACACCGCTAGTACGATGCAGACTGCCTTAATGGGCTTACTAGATAACTGCTCCCCAGCAGCCATAAAATTATATGTCAGATTTTACAAAGATGCCTTCTGGTGACAGATGACCTTTTCGGTCTTTAATCTGCTCATAGGCGTGCTCAAAACACTCTACAAGGTCCAAATCAGCAGTGGCACAACCCATCACAAGGGTAACGAGAATATCGCCGTATGCATCGATCATGGCCTCTCTGTCATTAGATGAGATTGCATCAAGCAGTTCTTGCACTTCTTCTTTTGTTTTCCAAGCTTGAGCCATTGGATTGCTGTTCTGGACAATGCCACGAGCTTCACCCCATCTGATTACTTCCATTTCTACTTGTGCGTATGACATGTTTATCCTTTGTGAAGCAACCAAACACGCAAGCCATTCTCTTCTTTGCGGGTTGAGATAACTTTGCCTGGATAACGTTTCTTTGCATTGTTGATCTGTGCACGAATGCGACTGATCTTTGCGTTATCGGTGCATGGAATCAAGAAGGAATCACCGACTTCCATGCTGTCGAATGGGTAAGCTTTTCTTGAAGCCAAGGGGATATTTTTTTCAACTGTGTACATGG